GCCGAGGCCGCACGCATGGCCATGCACGACAAGGCCGTGCGCGACTGGAAGCGGGCGGGCGTGCCGGAGCGCTACGTGAGCCTCGACCACCCGTTGGCCGCCGAGATCGCCGACGGCATGAAGAGCGGCCAGTGGGTGTACCTCTGGGGCGACGTGGGAACGCGCAAGACCACGTGCGCCGCAGCCGTTGCCAAGCGCCTTGCGGGAGGCAAGCGGTCGGTGCTCATGGCCCCGATGTACCGCATCCTCGACGAGATCCAGCGCAGCTTCCACGATGGCGGCGACCCGCTCAAGCGCTACGCCGAGGTGCGCTACCTGATCGTGGACGACCTGGGCAAGCGCAGGCCGACGGGTTTCGTTTTGGACAGCCTGTTCAGCCTGATCGACCAGCGCTACTCGGCGATGCTGCCCACGCTGGTGACCACGCAGTACAAGCCCAGCGACCTCGCGCGCAGGCTCGCCGAGCAGGGAGACCCCGACACCGCCAAGGCCATCGTGTCGCGGCTCAGGGGCGGCGCGAGGGTCGTGCACTTCGACGGCCCGGACGGGAGGCTGCAATGATCCTCGATGCGGGCATTTTGCGCGGCTACCCCAAGGAACGCGCCGAGCTTTACGGCAAGCCTCACCTGGGGGCGCGCTACACCCACGGCAAGGCCTACGAGGCGCTTTCGCCCCGATGCTGCGTCTGCGGCAGGCGTGCGGGAAGCGTCCACCACGTGGCGCACCGCTCTTGGGGCGAGATTTTCCGCCTGGTGACGCCGTGCGGCACCTGGGACTTGCGAAGCCCGCTGTTCTGCCTCTGCGGCAGCGGCACCACCGGATGCCACGACAAGTTCCACGGCGGGGCGCGGCTCAAGGCCGAGTGGCGCTGGCGGCATCCGGTCTACGAGGAGACCTGGTGGACGGGCCAGCTGTTGCAGGTCTACGAGCCGCACAGCCCCGGCCTCTACGAATACGGATATTGGCTGATCACAGACAGTGACGGCAACGAGATGATACGTGAAGGGATGTAACCCATGGAGATCAAGACATGCGAGCAGTACGTGCTCGACCAGTTGGAGCAGGCGCAGGCTGAGCGAGATTGGCTGCGCGGCAAGCTTGAGCAGGCGCAGGACGAGGCAGAGGAGCTGCGCGGCAAGCTCATGGAGCGCGGCGAGCGCGATGCCTCGAAGGTCGAGCAGGCCATCCGCAAGGAGGGCCGCCGTAAGCTCTACCGCGACGGCACCGGCTACCGCACGAGCGTGGACGACGGCGGCAAGCTCATTCCGTTCTCTGACTGGTGCATCGAGCACGTCGGCTACTCAAGCCTGCGCTGCGGCATGACCAAGAGCGAGTTCATCGCCTACTTCGAGCCTGAGTTCCGAGAGGAGTACGACGAGCTGGTCAACGAGTGGAAGGCGGGGCAGGAATGATCAGGATCTACGAGCGCTCGCTTTGCCAGAGCTACGCGAGCGCCTACCGACAGGGCATCCTGCTCGCCAAGACCGACGACGAGGCGGAGGCGCTTTCGATCATCGAGTCGCTGACCGATGACAGCTACCAGTGCTTCGCGCTGCTGGAAGACGGGACCGTGCTCGACCTGCGGGGCCGGTTCCTGGGTGCGTGGATGTTGAGCTGTAAGGAGGAAGACCGTTGGCAACCGAGATTAACCCGCTCATCATTCCGTTCGACAGCCTGCTGGTGACGAGGAGCAAGCGGGAGTACCGCGAGATTGTTCGTGGTTGGGGCGAGAAGCCACCCGTACTTGAGGGCATTGACGGCGTGACCACGGCGGTGCGCGGCAAAGGCTGCGTCATCTGGGTCAGCAAGAAGATCAAGGGACATGACCTCTACGGGCTCGCCGCGCACGAGGCGACGCACGCCGCCTGCGACATGCTCGACATGATCGGCGAGGACGAGCCCGCCGCCGAGGAGCTGGCCTACATGGTTCAGTCCATCATCACGGGCATCATCATCGCCTGCGAGGTGGCGTGACGATGGCTAGGAACGTTTACGGCGCTACTGCCGAGAGTGCGGCAGGTGGACTCCGCCAGGCTTCGGCCATTTCGAACGCCGAGGCCGCAGGTGGCTCGTCCACTGCGTCGAATGCGCGAGCGGACGGAAGCTCCCTCCCGAAGGCGACACCGCCGCCCAGGAAATGCAGCGGCACGTCGAGAACATGAAGCGCGACGGGCGCTACGGAAAGAGAGGCTACCGATGAAATTCAAGAACCCGATCAGGGAGATTAGGAAGTACAGAACGCCGTCATGCCTCAAGTGCGTGCATTCGCGCTTCAAGGGTTTCGACAACACGACGATCTATTGCGCATGCCCGGCGTTCCGCGACTACACGGAGCGGATGGAAGGCGAGACCTACGCCCTCGCGAAATCTCGCCTCGTGCGCGGAACCAGGTGGTGCCGATTCGAGCAGAAACCGCCGAAGGCCGAGGACGGTGACGAGTCATGAAGACCGTCGAGGCACCGGAAACTATCGAGCCGTGGCACATCATCTGCGCGGCCCAAAGCGAGCCCGATTACAGCGAAGAGCGCTACATGCTGATCTACGCCGGCGATAGAAGCGATGACTATTACGACAAAGGCTACATCTTGCTTGAGGCTGGCACTGCTCCTGCTACGACTGGCCCGAGGTCGATTGGGACGCCACCCATTACGAGGAAGACGAGCTGCTGAAGATCGCCGACATGCGCAAGCGCAACCCGTCGGACAGCGCCGAGCGACGCTTCTTCATGCTCGTCGAGCAGGCATTGGGGGCGCACCGATGAAGTACGTCTCGCTTTTCAGCGGCATAGAGGCCGCGACCGTGGCGTGGGAGCCGCTGGGCTGGGAGCTGTGTGCTTCGCCGAGTTCGACGAGTTCCCCAGCGCCGTGCTTGCCGAGCGGTACCCCGAGGTGCCGAACGTCGGCGACGTGACAAAGGTCAATTGGAAGAAATACCGCAACAAGGTGGATCTGGTGGTGGGCGGCAGCCCGTGCCAGTCCTTCTCGATCGCGGGCAAACGGGAGGGATTGCAAGGTGAGTCAGGACTCATGTTCGAGTACATTCGAGCGGTACGTGAGATACGTCCTCGATGGTTTCTTTGGGAAAACGTCCCGGGAGCGCTCTCAAGCGAGAATGGGGAGGCTTTCCGACAGCTCCTGTCCGAAATGGACAAGCTCGGGTACGGTCTGGCGTGGCGCGTACTCGATGCGCAGTTCTTCGGAGTGGCCCAAAGACGCCGCCGTCTCTTTCTTGTCGGACATATTGGAACCTGCCCCCCCCATCGGCGTACTCATTGAGCCGGAAAGCATGCGAGGGGATCTTGAATCGAGCGCGGAAAAGAGGGCGAGCCTTGCCGAAGAGGCTGGAAGAAGCCCTCGCAGCGCAGGCTTCAAGTACCACCAAGGGGCAGGCGCGGGAGGAGTAGGCGCGGAACCGGAGCAGTCCCCCACGCTTACCGCCGATTGGCACAACCCGGCCGTGTACCCCATCGACGAGCCGATAACGATGGCCGACCTCAACGCGAACACGGCGATCGGATACGACATGGTTGGCACGCTCAAGGTTGGCGGCGACGCGCCGTCGGTGTGCCTGTGAGCGCCTGCACGCTGCTCGTCCGCTGCGGATGCGCGGGCGGCGGCAAGGGCGCGCTGGTGAGCAACGAGGTATCGCTCACCCTATCGACGAGCAACACTCAGACGCTTTTCAGCGAGGAAGGAGGCGACATGGTTGTGCGAAGGCTCACGCCGCGCGAGTGCGAGCGGCTTCAGGGTTTTCCGGACGATTGGACGAAGATACCCTATCGCGGCAAGCCCGCAGACGAGTGCCCGGACGGGCCGCGCTACAAGGCGGTCGGCAACAGCATGGCCGTGCCGGTCATGAGGTTCATCGGCGAGAGGATCGCCATGGCCGAGGCGGGTGAGATCGCATGAGCTGCGACCCGTATGAATGGACGTGCGCGAGGTGCGGCAAAACGCACTGCAACCCGTTTTTCGTGAGCTACCCGCGCGAGTTTTGGAAAGACAACAAGAAGCGCGTCGCGAAGTCTGTGAAAAGTGCCGCAACGAAATCGACTATGACCAAGTTCGCCGCAGGAAAGCGAAGGCAGGCGAGGCCTCATGAGCTACGACATAAGGCTGTGCGACCCTGTGACGCACGAGGCGCTTGAGGTGGAATCGCCGCATCTCATGGCGGGCGGAACATATGCTGGGAGGCACGACCGAGCTTTGGCTGAACGTGACCTACAACTACGGGAAGCACTACCGCTGCATGGGAGAGCGCGGAATCCGCGAGATCTACGGGAAGACTGGGGCCGAGTCGATCCCGATGTTACAGGCAGCGGCCTTGAGGCTCGGCAACGACGTTTCCGATGACTACTGGGAGGCCACCGAGGGCAACGCCAAGCGGGCGCTGCTGCAGCTGCTGGCGATGGCGAGGATACGCCCCGACGGCGTATGGGACGGTGATTGATTTGAACATAGCAGGCTACGAGCCTCACAGCGGGTGGAACCTGCCGCCAGGCTGCTACGAGGGAGACCCAAACGCGCCGTGGAACCAGGAGGAGCCAGAGCCGTGCTGCGAGTGCAGGTGGTTCAAGCCAACCGACGGAGACGACGGCGTGTGCGGCCTTGAGCTTGAGGCGGCGATCGCCAACGAGGAGCTTGCGGGCGCGAGCATGGCGGACACGGCCAACAAGTCCGTTGACTGGGCGCTCGACCATCTGAGGGACGGGGGCGAGATCGCTTGCGAGCACTTCAAGCCCTAGCCGCGCTCGCCGTGGCGCTGCTGCTGGCGGTGCTGGCCCTTGAGTTCTACGCGATCCGCATGCTGGCGGCTGGGCTGGTGGTTCTAGCCCTGATCGCCTGCGGGTAGGAGGTGGCAGATTGACCAACTGGGAGCGGTACTTCGGTTCGCCCGAGGCCGCCATGCGCATGGAGGTGCGCATGATGCGCGACGGGCGGCGGTTCAAAATCTCGTTGAGCGAGTGCAACCCCTTCACCACGTGCGCGTTCTCGTCGCGCTGGGTGCGGGACTTCGCCTCGTGGGGCGAGTATCTGGACTGGCTCAAGGCCGAGTACGACGACGGGACCATCAGGTGGAGGATGAATGAGCCGCCCAGGATGCAACCGGGGTTGTCTGCTCGTTATAGCGGCATCCCTGCTTATCGACGGATTAACGCTGTGGGCGGCGGTATCGCTGGCCCGCATGATCATTGGAGGATAGATGTTTGACGATACCTACCAGAACACGGTGGAGCTTGGCAGCGTGGCCGTGTTCGACAACGTGGAATGCAGCAAGGCCCAGGCCATGAAGGTCTTGGAAGAGGCTGCGGAGGTCTTCGGCGCTTGGCAGAAGCGCGAGAAGGTCTGCGGTGTCGATGCCGACAATCTTATCGGCAAGCTGTGCAACGTGATCCAGGAATGCTGCAACATGGCAGCTGCGGTCGGGTGCGATGACCTGCGCCTGGCCCTGTGGGACTGTGAGGATCGCAACCGCAAGCGTGGGCGCATAACCAGTATGGTCGATCGGGTGAACCAGTGCACGCGCGAGAAGTGCAAGCGCTTCGTTTTCGTGCCCATCGAGGTGCGGCAGAAGATCAGCGACTCGTGGGAGGCGATCGAGTACGATAGCATGATGCCGCCGATCGAGTACTGCGAGCAGGTTATCGGGCAGGACATGGCAAACGTTCATCATGCCGCCGCCGAGCTCATGATGTGCAAGCATCTGGTAAAGAGGTGCAAGGCGATGGGGGGTGCTGAATAGTGACGCGTGCCCAGAAGGTCATAACCTGGATCGTGCTAGTAGGCTCTATATGCGCCTGCCTGCTGCTGTTCGTCGGCCTCGTGTCGCTGCTGCTTAGGTGGATCATGTCTATATGGGGGCTTTGCTAGCCACAACAAAAGGCCTCGGGGCTTCAATCCCCGGGGCCTTCCTGCTATCGCCTGCATGTGATCCCATCGGTTATGGGCCTCTCTGCCTCTATGGATCGCTCTAGATCCTCTCGGGCTTCTTTCAAAATCTTAAAGATCTCGGCCCACTGTTTCGGCTCCCGTCTTTCCATGGTTAGCCCTCCTCGTCGATTCTCGTAGTCCCCGGCACTACCTCGCACCAACCGGTGTAGCCGTGCCGCCTGTGCCATGTTGTTATGGCGTCCTCCTCGTTGGCCTTGCTGCCAGCCCTGTGCGTCGAATAATAGCCGTGCTTTCTCTCGTAGGTGCCGCCGTAGCCTCCGCCGAAGCCGCCGCCGTGCCTGATGATGCAGGTGTATCTCCTTGAGTTGCGCATTGCGCCCTCCTTAGTCGTAGGTGTCGAAGATGCTCGGCTCGCCGTCCCATAGGTAGAGGTTTTCGCCCCCGAGAATGAGGATCGGCATGTTCTTCGCCGCGCTGTAGTCGTGGATCTTGAGGCGCTTCCCATCGGCGCTGGCCTTCCTGCCCATGATCGGGTCGTCGTCGATGAACTCGCCGGGTACCGGCATGTACCCCCTCTCCCATCCCCAGGGGTCTGCGTGGCCCACGAACTCGGCCCTTATGGGCTTAATCGTGGCTGTTTTCGCTGTTGCCCTGGTCACCTGGTAGAAAAGGCCTTCCCTCGTGAATATGTCGCCTTGCTTCACCATGGTTTAATGTCCCCTTATGCAATCGTGCCTTATGGTTTAATGCCCTGTTTGATGGATCAGGGACAAGGCCCTATGCCCTGTCCCTGTGCCACCTGCTAGGCTGTGAGAAGCCTTGCCCTCGGGGCATCCATGCGGCGGCTGCGCACCGCGTCGCGCCCTGCTGCCTGGCCCCTGCTGATGCTGTCTCTGTTGGTTGCCCTCGGGCCTCGCCTCGTGGATTGGCCAAGGTTCAGGCCCTCGAAGTAGTCGCTCACCTCGGACGGGCAGACGATCATCAGCTCGAAGCTCTGCTTCTCAAGCTCGGTTTTCACGCCGTCCACGAACCCCACGATGAAGTTCGAGTAGGCGTTGGGGTCGGTATAGGCGAAGTCCTCGTACTCGTGCGCCAGCCTGTCGCCCACTTCAAGCAGGTTCTGGTAGACGATCTCAGCCGCCTCGCCGTCGGCCTTCCATCCGACGAACACGTACTCGTACTTGCGGTCGGTCACCCTGCGCTGGTACACCCTGCACCGGAAGTTGTCGGCGATCACCGATGCGAGGCTCGGCGCCCATGCTTTCGCGGTTCGCGCCGTGGCGGTCTCGGTCACCTGCTTCACCTCGTCGGCAAGCTCCCATTCCTCCACGTCGTTGTCCGCGATCAGGCGCTGGGCCTTGAGGGCGAACTGGATCGCCTCGGCCTCGTTGCAGCCGTTCTCCACGCTGTGCTCGCGAAGCTTCTTGATCTTCTCGATGATCTTCTGCCTGTCCATGTCTGCCTCCCATCGGGGAGGGGCCGCAGCCCCTCCCGGTCGTGTTTCGTTACTTCTCCCAGAGGTAGCCGAACTGATCGGCTATCCTCGGGATTTCGGTTACCTTCGCCGGCTTGAAATAGGCGTCGCGCTCGAAGAAGTTCATCCCGTACTTTCGGTTGATCTCCTCAAGCTCTGCCAGGTTGAAGTAGCCCATCTCCGGGAATGCCCCGAAGACGAACCCGAACATGTCCCCGCTCTCCTCGTCGTACTCGGTGGCGTAGAAGTCCCAGCCGTTGAGGCAGCTGAACCAGTGGCCGTATACCACGGTCTCGGACTTCTTGCGTCCTGCGAGTAGAGGGGCGGGAGCTTGCGCTGTAGTTCTTTAGTCATGAGCTTTTGCATGGTATGATCTCCTGTGTGTGTTGGTTGAGGCCCCTTTTCGGGGCCTCTCCTTTAGGCTGCTTGCTCTGCCGGCCTGATGGGGTTGATCTCGCCGATGTTCCAATCGACGTTCTTGGCGCTTTGCCACTTGCCTGATCGTCCAGGTAGTAGAAGCCGTGCTTCCCGAAGTACTTCCGCACCTTCAGGCTTCCCGCCTCTATGCCGTCGGCTATGACCTGCTTTCGAAGATCCTTTACCATGTAGATAATGGCCTCTTCATCGCTGTTGGTCTTGAATGCTCGGTAATCTGGGCCAGCCAGTTATCACAAGCCTCATGATTTCCACCTGCTCGTAATCGGCTCGGGGGATCTCGTTTATCGGCCTGTGCTTCATGGCCTCCACTGTGTACCTTCCAAGGTCTGGGTAGGCCATGTACTCGTTGACAAGCTTCAGGGCTGTTGCAAGCTCTAGGCCATCCTTTCGGCCCTGTGGGCCTTTCCTGAAGTAGCCTCGTGCTCTCATGCCCTCGACAATTGCCAAGATCGTGTGGTTGCTTACCAGCTGACCACTCACCATCAGATCCAAGCTCTCTTGCTCTGCCATCTGCTTACCTCTCTTCGGTTTTGTAGGTGCCTGTCGGCTTCCTGGTGGCCTCTGTGACCCCTGCTGACACTTGGTAGTATTGCACAATAGTTACTGGGCTAGTATGGGAATTGCACAATAACTACTGGGCTGCACAATATGCACACAATAATAAATGGGCTAGCACTTTAGCTACTGTGCTAGAATCAAGTGCAACAGTGATCAGATCTGAAGGGAGGGTGAATGACACCAACAGAGGCGCTTAGGGAAATGCTCGACCGGTCGGGCATGAGCATGTATGCGCTTTCCAAGGCGATGGGCAAGAGCCGCAACTATATCGGGAACACACTCAAGCAAGGCTCCGACCTCGGGGCGTCCGGTCTCGCGGAGATGGCTTCTCACATGGGCTTTAAGCTCGTGCTCAACGGCTCGGGAGAGCCGATAGAGATAACCGAGAGGAGCGAAGATGCCGACGATAATCAAGGGCCAGCCGACTAGCGCCGAGGTCAGGCGCAAGCTCAAGGAGGAGGGACGGCCCGTCGTGCTGTCCTGCTCGCTTGGCAAGGACTCGCTGGCCGCGTGGATCGCGCTTGAGGACGAGGGTATCGAGGTAGTGCCCATCTACTACTGGTCTATCCCCGGCCTTCCGATGGTCGAGCACAACGTGGAGACGATCGAGGGCGTTTTCGGAGTGAAGATCCACCAGTACCCGCACCCCAGGTGGTCGAGGACGCTCAACAACTGCGTGTTCCAAAGCCCAGAGCACTGCGACGTGATCGAAGCGGCGAACATGCCGGTGTTCGGATACGACGACATGCGCCCGTTCATCCTGGAAGACCTCGGCCTGCCGGATGACACGTGGTTCTGCGACGGCGTTCGCGCCTGCGACAACCCCTACCGCCGCGCGAGCCTCACCAAGCACGGCCTCATGAAGCTCACCACGCGCAAGGCGTCGGTGGTGGCCGATTGGACGAAATCTGAGGTCATGGCGGCAATCGAGAGGCGTGGCATCGGCCTGCCGCCAGACTACGAGCTGTTCGGGCGAAGCTTCGACGGCCTGGACATGCGCTTCATGAAGCCCCTGCGCGAGAAGCGCCCGAAGGATTTCGAGGTGGTCAAGCAGTGGTACCCGTTCATCGAGGCCGACGAGAAGAGGTGGGCGCACTATGGCTTTAAGTTCGAAAGGCCGCAGAAGGCCAGAGCCGAGAAGAAGGCGGCCGAGGCGGCGCAGCTCACCGACCACCAGAAGGAGTACCGAGACCGCGAGAAGCGCGAGGAGAAGCGCTTCCAGATGGCGGTCGACTCCGGTTTTTGGATCTGTTTCTGCTTCCACGACCAGGCCGATAGGGACAAGTTCGCCAGCCTGGTGAAGGCCGACGAAGACGGCTGGACTTACGGCGACGTCATCCGCCCGTGTTCACCGAGCGCATCGGCTTGCAGAACAAGAGGCAGTTCAAGCCGAAGGAGCAGAAGGCACGCCAGTGCCGAACCCGCTTGCCGGCATCGAGCCTACGGGAGACCTCGAAGCGGACAGCTTCGCCGAGGCGAACGCCATCCTCAAGGCGTTCCAGGCGATCGAGGTGAGGCCCTATTACGAGAACGTTTGGAGCAGTGCCTACCACGTGGTTTGCGTGTTCCGCGATTCGGACGACCTTGAGAGCTTCATTAGGGAGTACGCGTTGGCGAAGTACGGCGACCTGTACATGGACGGCTCGAAGATCCTTGAGGCCATGGGCGAATAGGCCAATCTCACGCGCATAGGAAAATCTAAGGCGACCTACGGGTCGCCTTTTTTGTTCCCGAAAACGAGAGGAGGCAGGCATGTTCGGTCGCATCCGTGCCGCAGCAGGCAACATCGCCAACCGAGTCCGCTCTGCGTTCAGCCGCAGCCGTGGCAGCTCTTCTGGCCGCTCCTCCTACTAGCAGGGGCACCCGGGCGCAGCGCTGGCCGTTGCGCCCTTTCCATCTGAAAACGACAACCGATAGAGAGGAGCTGAAATGGCCGCGAAGAAGGACAAGCCCACGCTGCCCGAGGACACCGACTGGCCCAAGGAGACCGTCGAGTGGTTCGAGGCGTGGCGCTCAAACCGTTGCAGCGACCATTGGGACGACCGCCAGTGGCAGTACGTCATGGACACGGCCATCGTCCACGCCCTCGTCTACGGCTCAAACGACTTCGGGGCGCTGGCCGAGCTTCACAAGCGCCTGGCCTTCATGGGCCTCACGTTCGAGGACTGATCGCCGTGAACGACCAGAACCTCATCAAGCCCAAGAGAGACCAGACGGCAGAGCAGCGCAAGGCTGCGGCTTCGAAGGCCGGCAAGGCTGCGGCGAAGAAGCGCCGCGAGAAGAAGCAGATGCAGGAGATCGCCAAGATCGTGCTGCATATGCCGTTCGAGGGAACGGACGCGCAGCTCGACGACTTGGAGGGCCTGAGCTTCGAGGACTACCCCGACCGCAAGCTCACGGTTTCAGAGATCTCGATCCTCAAGGTCGCCAAGAAGGCGATGCGCGGCGACATAGCCGCCATCCAGTTCCTGCGCGACACCGCGGGCGAGAGGCCTGTGGAGCAGATCGAAGTGTCCGCCGACATCGGGGCCGCTTGCGACGAGATCGGCAAGCTCATTGAGGCGAAGCGCAATGCCGACAAGGGCTGACCTCATCGACCTGGTGTACGACTGCCCCGTGGACATAGCCGTGCGCCTCGGGTTCGACAAGCTGACGTCCCTGCACAACGAGTGGATCAAGGACATGGTTTTCGGCACCGACGACGAGACGATCCAGGCGCACCGAGGCAGCTTCAAGACCACGTGCTAGCATCTCGTTCGCGTTCATCATCGTGCTGTTCCCCGGCATGCGATCCATGTTCCTGCGCAAGACGGACGACGACGTGGCGGAGGTCATGGCGGCAACGGCCAACGTGCTGCAAACCGACTACTTCCGAGGCCTCGTGCGCATGCTCTACGGCGTGGAGCTTGAGCTTACGAGGGCCACGCAGTCGTCTGTATCCACCAACCTCAAGCAGGGCGTGTCTGGCGCTCCGCAGCTTCTTGGCCTAGGATGCGGCGGCTCGCTGACCGGCAAGCACGCAGACCGCGTGTTCACCGACGACATCGTGAACGTGAAGGATCGAGTGTCGGCGGCGGAGCGCGAGCGCATCAAGCTGATCTACCAGGAGTTGCAGAACATCCGAAACCGTGGCGGGCGCATCTTCAACACTGGCACGCCGTGGCACAAGGACGACGCGTTCCAGCTGATGCCGAACATCCGCCGCTGGGACTGCTGGCAGACGGGCCTCATGAGCCGCGAGGAGATCGAGAAGGTGCGGGAAAGCATGTCCCCGTCGCTGTTCGCCGCCAACTACGAGCTGAAGCACATCGCCGACGAGGACGCCATGTTCGCCAACGCCAAGTTCTTCAAGGAGCCGGAGCTTCTGCGAGACGGCATTGGCCACATCGACGCGAGCTACGGAGGCGCGGACTTCACGGCCTTCACGGCCATATGCAACAGGGGCGGCATCTGGTACTGCCTCGTCCGCATGTGGCACAAGCACGTGGACGACTGCCTGGACGAGATCATCGGGCTTTGCAAGGCGCTGCGCATCGGCTCGATCCACTGCGAGATGAACGCCGACAAGGGGTACCTGCGCAAGGGCATCCTAAAGCGCGGCAGGCCGTGCGTGGGATACCAGGAGAAGGAGAACAAGTACCTGAAGATCAGCACGCACCTGCGCAGCGAGTGGCAGAACGTGCGCTTCCTCGACTGCGACGAGTACCCGCTGGACGCGACGCGCTGAACCAGGTGCTCGACTACAACGAGAACGCCGCGCACGACGACATGCCCGACTCCCTGGCGTCAGCGATCAGGCAATGGGAGAACCGACCAGGCATCAAGACCTTCAAGGGGGGAATCTGATTTGAGCCACGAGTTCCATTCTTTCTACTACGACCAGATGCAGCGCGAGCCGTCCACAGACGACTTCCGCCTGCCCGCCGGGACCGAGATGACCGAGGAGCTGCTTCAGCGCCTGGTCGACGAGTTCGAGCAAGACCACAAGCCGCGCTACGAGTACCTGGACAAGGTGTACGACACGCACTACGCGATCTTCGACCGATCATGGCGCAAGAAGCCCGGCTACAAGCCGAACAACCGCCTGTCTGCCGACTTCTGCTACACCATCACGGACACGTTCGAGGGCTACTACATCGGCGTGCCCATGACCCTTTCGGTGAAGGGCGACGACGATGGGCGCAAGAAGGCCGTGGAGGCGTTCATCGCCGACTATACGGCGAGAAACTTCCAGGAGGACGTGGACGCTGAATTGTCTGAGATGGCGTCGAAGTTCGGCCATGCCTACGAGATGCTGTACCAAGACGACGAGGGCTTGCCGCGATCCATCGCGGTGTCTCCGCTCACTTCGTTCATGGTCTACGACGATTCCGTGCTGAAGCGCCCCATGTTCTTCGTCCGCTGGTTCTACGGCGATGACGGCGCGATCAAGGGCAGCTATTCCGATGCCCACGAGGTAGTGCCGTTCAGGCGCGGCGATGCCGGCTTGGAGTTCGGCGAGGCCGAGAGCCACAGCTTCGGCAGCGTGCCCGCCGTCGACTTCCGCCAGAACACCAAGGGGCGCGGCCTCTACGAGGGCGTGCTTTCCATGGTCGAGCAGTACAACGCCGTGCTTTCCGAGAAGGCGAACGACGTGGAGTACTTCAGCGACTGCTACCTCGTTGTCAAGGGCAAGGAGCTTACCGAGGACGAGCTGGTGAACATCCGCGAGAACAAGGTGATCAACCTCTTCGGCGAGTCCTTGGAGGGCCTTGACGTGGTGTTCCTGGCGAAGCCCAACGCCGACTCCGTGCAGGAGAACCTTATCAACCGCCTTGAGCAGCTGATCTTCAAGATGGCGATGGTGCCCGACATCACTTCCGACAGCTTCGTCACCGCCTCCGGTATAGCGCTCAAGATGCGCATGATGCCCATGAGCAACCTCGCCCGCAAGAAAGACCGCAAGTTCAAGCGCGGCGTGCAGGAGCGCCTGAAGCTCCTAGCCGCCTATCCGTTGAGCCAGGCTTCAGCGGCGACGATTGGCAGATGGTCGATGTGACCATGCACCGCAACATGCCCGACGACTTGCAGAGCGAGGCATCGGTTGCCGGGCAGCTCTCGGGCATCGTGTCCGAGGAAACGCAGCTTTCCGTGCTCTCCTGCGTGAGCGACCCCAAAGCCGAGATGCAGCGCAAGCGCGACGAGCAGGAGGAGAAGGCCAACGCGGTGAGCGATGGCTATCCAACCAACCGAACGATCGAGACCAACCAAGAGGAAGGAACCAACGATGAAGGTAGCGACCTATAGCCGAGGCAAGCAGCTTGCCATCCGCGAGGAGCCGGGCGGCGAGATCATCGGCACCATGGGAAACATGACGGCGGCGCGGGTGGAGTCCGTCGCCGACGGCTGGGTCGAGCTGACGATGGGCGGATACGTGCGCGAAGACCTCGTGAGCATCTACGGCCTAATCGATATGACCACCTACAGCATCAAGCAGCCCGAGACAGTGCCAAAGGAACCGCAGCAGGAAACGGATGCCGTCATGCCTGCCGAGCAGCCAGGCGAAACCGAAGCCAAGGAGCAGCCGGCAGAGGACAGCGGCGAGCTTGGCAGCATGAAGCTCAACGACCTGCGCGAGCTTGCCCGCAACAGCGGCGTGAAGATCCCGAAGAACGCCACCAAGGACAAGATCATCGAGCTGTTGCTTTCCAATGAGTAAGCCGAGCGACGAGTACTGGCGCGAGCGGCGCGACGAGTTCTTGCAGCAGCTGACCAAGGACGAGGCCGACCTTGCGAAGCGCCTTTCAAAGGTCTATGCATCCGAGGCGGCGAAGCTCGACCGCATGATCGCGGCCTACTACGCCAAGTACGGCGAGGACAAGGTGATCGAGTACCGCCGCCTGCTGCAATCCATCAGCGCGGAAGACCGCACGCTTCTCATGGAGCGCATGGACGAGTTCGCCAAGAAGTATCCACGTTACGCCGACCTCATGCCCGTGCACGAGAGCATCTACCGCCTGAACGAGCTTGAGGCGATCCAGATGCAGATACGCTTGCAGCAGCTAGAGATCGGCGCGATCGAGCAAGAGGAGTTCCGCAGGCACTTCGAGGAGCAGGCGCGGCGTGCCGCCAACATCGCCGCCGAGGAGCTTGGCTTCGGCAAGGAGTTCTACCGCTACGACTCCGAGGTGGTGCGCGCCACGGTGGGCGCTGCCTGGGCGGCGAGCGGCGACTTCTCGGCCAACATCTGGGCCAACCGCGAGAAGCTGGCAAGCTACCTCAACGACGACTTCTCGAAGCTGATCGCGCGAGGCGTCTCATATGACGAGATCTCGCGCGAGCTTCGCCAGAGGCTCAACCACAGCGGCGCGAAAACCGCCATGAGGCTCGTGTACACCGAGGCACGTACCTTTTCAACGAGGCGCAGGCCCGCGTGCACGAGTCGGAGTTCGACAGCTACGCGCTGTCGTGCATCCACGACGGCAGGGCCTGCGAGGTGTGCCGCGAGCTTGAGGCCTACCAGAAGCAGCACCCGGCTAAGTTCTCCGATCGCATGCCCGGCACGAACTTCCCGCCGATGCACCCGTGGTGCCGCTGCTCGTACACCCTTGAGGTGGCCGACTGGGACAAGTGGATAGACGATTACGTTGCCAAGCGCGGCGGCGATTCCGCGACGCATGCAATGACGCTGCGGTCGAACGCGATGCTTCGTGAGCCTGCCACCACGTCGCTGCTCGAATCGCTGCAACGCGCCGGCTCCACGCTGGCGGGTCTTTATTTCAGGCTCAAGGGCCAGCAGTCGTTGGCGCGGAAGATCCGCACCGACTCGCACAAGCTCGATGTGAGCGAGAAGGAGGCATCGGACGGCATCAACGACGTGCTGCGCTACACATACGTGCTGCCAGTCGAGTCGTTCGCTGACGAGTTCGCGCGCATCAGGCGAGCGCTTGAGAAGGCGGGCTATACTGTGGTGAAGGTCAAGAACACGCTCGGCGATGCATCGAGCGCTTACCGTGGCGTCAACACGCAGTTCGAAACGCCCGACGGCTTCAAGTTCGAGCTTCAGTTCCACACCAGGCAGAGCCTCGACGTGAAGGAGCGCAACCACGCGCTCTACGAGGAGGAGCGATTGGAGGACACCCCGCTTGAGCGCAAGTGGGAGCTTCGCCGCGAGATGGCCGACAACGCCGCGAAGATAAAGACGCCGCCGAACATCGAGGAGGTTCGCAAATGATTTACTACACCGACGACTCCCGCAGGCGCGTATCGCGCTTCGATGCGGAACAGCGGGTGTGCGAGACCTACGATTTCACGCTCGGGCGCTGGGTGTTCGACACCGAGGTGTTCGGCACGCAGAGCGGCGACCTGTGGCTCGACGAGATCACCCAGGAAGAGGCCGAGGCGATCATGATGAAGCGCGACAAGGCGCTGCACCGCTGACAGAACAAACCACAACCGAATAGGCATCTCACCTCAACGGCACAATCGAGGCCCCCAACACGGGGGCCTTTTCTTTTGCCGCAAAGGAGCAGCCATGGAGATCGAATACATCACCGCGCGGGGTGCCCGTCATGCGAGGCGTACCGCCGAGCGGTCATAGACCCGCTTTCCGAGGAGTACCCAGGCCGCGTGAGGGTTCACGAGGCGTGGGACGGCCTCATGGAGCGGCTGAACAACGTCGAGCGCATCACCCGCGTTCCCATGATCGTTGTAACCGACGGCGGGCGCGAGGTCATGCGCCTGCTTGAGATGCCCACGCTTGAACGCCTTGAGGACATCCTGGAACCCGCCTGACGGGCGAATCTCACGCATGAAGGACACTCGCATGGTCAAAGACCGACCGAGCGTTGAGGTCGTTAAAAGCCACGGTTCGGGCAGGCGTGGAACCCGCTAAAAGCTACGGAAAACGTGCAGGCATGAGCACGAGAAACCTTATGGAGGGTGCGAAGAATGGCAAAGGACGGAAACCGACAGAAGTTCGCAGGAGTAGCGGGCGGAAACCTCACCCCGCCGCAGCAAGGCGGCGATGAGGGAACCGAAGGCGCTGGCGAAGAGACGGGCATCGAGGGCGAAGGCTCCGAGGATGGCCAGCAGGGCGCGGGTGAAGACCCGGAGGGCAAGGGAAGCAAGCCCAAGCAGAAGGGCAAGACCTACACCGACGCCGACGTTGACGAGATCGTCAAGAAGCGCATCTCCCGCGAGCGCGCGCAGATCGAGAAGCAGATCCGCGAGCAGATCAAGCAGGAGGCCGACGACCAGCGCAGCGAGGCCGAGAAGCTTGCGGGCATGAACGACTTGCAGCGCGCGCAGTACGCGCTTGAGAAGGCCAACGCCGAGAAGGCTGCGCTTGAGCGCCGCATCAACCTGTCCGAGCAGATGGGCGTCGCGCGTGCCGAGCTGAAGGCCGCAGGCATCGACCTCGGCGACGAGCTTCTTTCCATGTTCGTGACGGAGAAGGCGGACGACACCAACGCCGCGATCTCCAAGATCAAGGAGCTTTTCCCCAAGGCGGTAGACGCCGCAGTGCAGGAAGCGCTCAAGCGCCAGCCCCCCAAGGCGGGCAGCGATGGAAAGTCCCAGTCCTTCGGCGCTAGCTTCGCAGCCGCATACAGCAACCGAATGAACGGAGGAAAGAAAGATGGCGCTCAATAAGGCGTTCACCTACGGCGAGTCCGAAAGCATCCTCGATTCCGAGGTGGGCATCGTCGCCAAGACGCGAACCGCTACCCAGCCATGGCCAAGGAGGTAGACGGTCGCAAGATCATCAAGGCCGGTGCGCTGTTCACCGGCACCGACGAGTTCGGCGTGTTCCTTGAGGACTACGACATGACGGACACCGACAAGTGCCCCGCCGCCGTGATCTTCCAGGGCCGACTCAAGGCCGACAAGGTATCCACCGAGACCAAGGCCAAGAAGGCGGACTTCGCCGCCGCAGGCCTCTACCTCGTATAAGAAAGGAGCAGCATAGATGCGTCCCATTTCTGAACTCATCACCGAGCGCGACATGCTCGACTTCTCGCAGGGCTTCAACGTCCAGCGAAACTACCTCGGCTCCCGCCTGTTCCCGGATCGAAAGACCCAGTACATCGAGGCCGAGTACTCCCGCATCGTGGAAAACGGCAACCTTCCCAACGTGGCAATGATCCACGGCTTCGACACCGAGGCGCACATCGCCTCCCGCGTGCCGTTCGAGCGCGTCGTCACCGAGCAGCTGCTCATCAAGGAGAAGATCAACCTCACCGAGCGCCTGCGCCTCGTCACGCGCGGCCTCGACATGCAGATGGACTCCGTGCGCCGCTACTGCTTCGACGACGTGGCCCGCATGGCCGAGTCTGTCGTGGCGCGTGTCGAGAAGGCCAAGATGGAGGCCCTTTCCACGGGCAAGATGACCATCAACGAGAACAACGTCTCGATGGAGGTCGATTTCGGCGTCCCCACCGACCAGAAGGTAGCCACCAAGTGGGCCGTCGCAGACGCGACATCATCGGCGACATCGACAAGTGGGTGACCATCGCCAACGGCAAGGGCCAGACCCCTACCGTCGCAATCACCTCCAAGAAGGTGTTCTCCCTGATCCAGCGCAACGCAGCCGTGCAGAAGGCGATCTTCGGCATCAACGGCGCGGGCATCCTGCCCAGCCTCGCACAGGTGAACAATCTGCTCGCGCAGCAGTTCAACGGCCTCACGCTGAACATCGACGAGGATCGCTACGGCGTGATCGGCACCGCCGCCGACTCCATGAAGGTTACCCAGGGCCGCTTCTTCCCCGAGGACAAGTTCGTCATGTGCTCCGTCGGTTACGACGGCTCCGTTGGCACCGGCCTTTGGGGCGTCACTCCCGAGGAGCTTGAGCAGGGCGGCGCGTTCGACGAGAAGCGCCAGGAGCAGTACGTCACCTGCGTTCGCTGGGACACCCAAGACCCGGTTGCCACATGGACTAAGCCTCCGGCCTGTTCATCCCCGTGCTTCCCAACGTCTACGGCCACATCATCGCCACCATCGACACTACCTCCGCGCAGGCGCTCGAAAACGGCGATCGTCCGGTAGAGGGCTAGCCATGGCATCCCTTGCAGACCGCATCAAGGCGCGTTACCTGGAAGACGAGGCGGTGCCGGCAGACGCCGTTATCGAGGAGATGATCGCGACGGTATCAGACCGCCTGTGCATCCGCCTCAAGGTGGCCGAGCTGCCGCGCCTCGCCGAGTCGATCGCCGTGGATGCGGCGATCAAGGCCCTGCGCCTGCGCGGCTACGAGGGCAGCACCTCGGAATCTGCATCGGACGGCGGCAGCATGTCCAACTCTTTCGTTGATGACGTGCTGTCCGCCTATTCCGCCGACATCGAGGCCTTGCGCGATGCGTGCCATCCAAAGGGGATCAAGTTCATGGGGGCGCGGCGATGAGGTGGTACAGGGCAACGGCGATCAAGCGCGAGCAGACGGGCACCGACGAGTTGCGCAACCCCGTGTGCTCCGACGTGCTGGCCTTCGGCTTCTTCGTGCGCGTAGGCCCCTGGCACAAGGTCAAGGCAGACAACGCGGGTAACGCCTACGACGGCGTTACCCGCTCCCTGCTCACCAAGAAGTCCGCAGCAGACTTCGGCGGAGTGTGCGCGGTCGAGGTGAAGGGCCACGCCTACGAGCTGGCGAACGTATCAGCGGACGGCGATACGACCGTGCTCACCGTGAAGGGGTTCAAGCCATGGGTTTTGTGATCCAAGACGTGAACGACCTCGCGGGAAAGCTGAAGCGGCTTTCCTCCGTGCGCTTCGATGCGGTCATCACGAAGAACATGGCCCAGATCTTCAACCGTGGCAAAGCCGACGGCGGAACGCCCGTATCGACCAAGAAGACCAGGCCGGGCGGGCCGCACGGCGAACTGCGCATGTCGCTGGGCCACTCGGGAGACACCGTTGGCTACACGAAGAGCTATGCGCCGCACGTCGAGTACGGCCACCGAACCGTAAACGGCGGTTACGTGCAGGGCCAGCGGTTCCTCAAGCGGAACGTGGACACGCAGCGCCCGATTTTCAAGCAAGACCTGATCGACCAGCTGAAGAAGCTCTAAGGAGGAACGATGCCGCGAGCAGTGCAGCGCCTAAGCCTGGCCGTGTTCCTCGGTTGCCTCATTGACGCGATCGAGCAGAGCACCGGCACGAAATGCTACGACAGCCCCGAAAACAGGGCTTCTCCGCTATACAGCGTTGAGCTTCAGAACACGCATCCCGAGAACACCAAGACCATGTACATCGACGCGATCAGCGTGTGGGTTCACTGCATAAGCGAGCCTGTGCGCCCGTACAGCAACGCGAAGGTTCTCGGCATGATCCAGCGCCTTGAACAGGCGCTTGCGGACGGGTTCGAGCTGCCCGAGCCGTTCTCCCTATACCGCACGACCTTCGACGGCGTGCAGACGCTCAAGAAAGACGAAACCGACGAGGGGCACGCGATCGTGGGAGTCACGTTCCGCGTTTGCTACGGCCTCCGCGTCAAATAACGAGAAAGGGGCCGCAATGGCTTCCGTTACCGACAACAAGCTCGTTGGGTGCGACTTCGACTCCGCCACCGCAAAGGCGCTCAACGGCAACGACATCGTGGCGCTCGTGACAGACAGCACGGGCGCGAACCTTCTGGCCGTGGCGGGACAGCAGGGGCTTTCCTTCAACCTCAACCAGGACACCACCGAGGCGGCCACCAAAGACGACGCCATCGGCGGTTGGAAGCTGCGCTTCGCCAGCAACAAGGACTGGGACGCGTCCATCGACGGCCTCTACTCGCCCGACGACGAGGCCACGAAGATGGTCGCCAAGCGCTCGCCGACGGCACCTATCTTTGCCTGAAGATCTGCAAGCGCATCCGCTCCACCGCGAACACCAAGTACGTGCCGCTGCGCATGGGCCTGGCGATCGTCACGTCGGACACCTTCGAGGCACCGAACGACGACAACACCACCTATTCCATGGAGTTCCAAGGCTCCGGCAAGCCGTGGCTCTACGAGACCGCGACAGAAGACCAGATCACCGCAGCGACCGTGACCGTCACCAACGACTAAGGAGCACACGAATGGCAGAAGAGAAGGATTTCGACGAGTTCATCGAGGGCAACGAGTCCGACGAGGAGCTGGAAGACGCCTCGAAGATTCCGTCAAGGAGGAGTTCAAGGGAGAGCTTGAGCAGGGCATCGAAGAGATGGAGCGCGCAACGTTCACCGTCAAGGGGCACGAGTGCGAGATCGCCTTCACGCGAAAGCGCATCGACCTCTACGAGGAGCGCCACACGCCCATCATCGCCTCTTTCTACAAGAACGACGGCATGTTCACGTTCAAGGAGCTTTCCGCCATCGCCGGCTACGGCCTGAAGCTCGTGGGCGGCGGCTACTTCATCCCGAACAAGGGCGAGGAGATCGTTAACAAGCTGATCGAGGCCAACGGCTACCCCGCCGTGTACCAGGCCGTGATGCTGGCCCTTCAGCGCGACTGCGCTTTTTTATTCATGGGCGCAGGGAACGCGCTCTCACTCGCTTAACGGGCTTCGAGTACTTCAAGACCGTTCAAAAGCGCGGCGAAGATGCCGAAGACGCCGCCCTGTTCCACAGGGAGGCCGATTTCGCGTTCTTCGCCGCGCGTCTCGGCTGGGACTACGAGCAATACGCCAAGCACACGCCCGTCCAGCTCATGTTCGCGCGCAAGGAGCTTGAGACCGCGACCGTCCGCGACTCAAACCTGCTCAAGGATGCGGTTCAGGTCGCCGTAGCCAACTGCCTTTCCAAGAAGACCTACAAGCTCTGGCAGAAGCGCAACGGCGAGTTCCGCGAGACGGACTTCACCCACGCCGAGATCGACGCCCTGAAGGAGCAATACCGCAAGAACCCGCCTTGGACGCCATGGGGAGGTGCGAAACCGAATGGCTGATTACGTTCTATCCGCAAAGGGAACCTACGACGGCTCCAACATGGACGGCGCCTCGACAAGTCAGCCTCCAAGCTCAGCGGCCTCAAGGACACCGCCAAGTCCGTAGGCTCGCAGGTTGCCGGCTTCTTCGCCTCAAGCTTCGGCAGCGTTGGCAAGTCCATCGCCACCGCGATCGGCACGGTGACCGCAGGCGTCACCACGCTAGCCGCCACGGGCGGCATGAGCCGCGCCCTCAACATCGAGAAGGCGCAGGCCATGTTCAAGGGCATGAAGCTCGAATGGGACGACTTCTACCAGACAATCCAAGATTCCGTAGACGGAACCGCCTTCGGCTTTGACACGGCAGCGACGGCTGCGGCACAGCTGGCGGCTTCCGGCGTTGCGGCAGGCTCCGACATGGAAAAGGCCCTCAACGGCTGCGTCGGCACCGCCGCAACGTTCTCTCAAGACCTCGGCGACCTCTCGTCGATCTGGGCAAAGGTTGCCGCCAACGGCAAGCTCTCGGGCGAGCAGGTGGCCCAGTTCACAGACCGAGGCATCAATGCGATCTCCGTGCTTTCGACATATCTCGGCAAATCCTCCGACGAGGTTTCCAAGATGGTCACCGCCGGCAAGATCGACTTCCAGACGTTCTCCGACGCCATGTACGCGTCTTTCGGCGATTCAGCAAAAGCGGCCAACGAGTCGTTCACCGGCTCCATGGCGAACATGAAGGCGGCGCTTTCCAAGATCGGCCAGGATTGGATGACGCCGCTCAAGGACTCCGCCATCCCCGTGTTCAACTCCATCCGTGGGGTTCTCAACTCGTGCCGCGCAGCCATCAAGCCGCTTTCAACGGCTTTCGGCGAGTTTCTGGGCGTCACCTACGACGCCCAGGGCAACCTCACGCGAACCGGCGGAGCGGTCGAGAAGCTTTGCACGTTCCTCGACGGGCTGTCCGAGAAGATCAAGGGCGTTGACCTCTCGCAGCTCGGAACGGGCGGCAAGATCGCGGCCGCCGCCCTGGCGGGACTCGCCGCCGTGTCGCTGGGCGGGCTTATCGGCCAGATCCCAGTGCTGGGGGCTTTGGCGAACTCGCTCACTGGCGGGATCATCCCAGCAATTAAGAGTGTTGCCGCAGGCTTTGCGGCGTTGAGCGCACCTGCAGCCGTTGCCGTTGCCGCCATTACCGCAGTTGCGGCGATTTTCGCCTACAGCATGGCAACCAACGAGGCGTTCCGAAACCAGGTCATCGGCATCGCATCCAGCATCGCGTCATCGCTTGCCCCCGCGTTCCAGTCGCTCACCGGGCTTGCCGAACCGCTCCAAGGTCTCTTCGCAGCCGCCGTTATCGTCGTGAACAGCTTCGCGCTCGCGCTCGGCGGTCTGGTTGCTGCGGTGGCGCCCGTGATCGCCGCCATCGTATCGGGACTCGTGCCGATTATCAGCACGATAATCGACGCGGTGGGCCAGATCGCGCTCGTGATAACGACCACGCTCTGCCCGATCATCCAGCAGGTTACCGACCTCATAACGGCGAACATGCCCGTTATCCAAGAGGTCATCACCGGCGTTCTGACGGTGATCCAGACGATCATCAGCACGGTTCTGCCCGTCATGCTTGAGATTTTCAGCTCGACCATGACCGCCATCCAAGCCGTTATCGACGCGGTTTGGCCGTACATCTCCGCGATCGTCACGGCGGCGATGAACGCCATCCAGGCGATCGTGACGATCGTCCTCGGCATCATCAACCAGGACTGGGGCAGCGTGTGGAACGGCATCCAGGTGCTCGCTTCAAGCGTGTGGGCCATCATCGAGAACATCGTCAACGGCGGCGTCGCGTTCATCCAGGCGGTCATTGCGAACGGCCTTGCTCTGATCCAAAGCGTCTGGGATTCCATCTGGTCGCAATCGGCGATCTGGTGACGAACCTCTGGAACACGATCAAGTCCGTCGTGCAGGGCGGCATAAACAACGTCAAGTCGTTCATCTCAGGCGGCCTCTCGACCGTGCAGGGCCTTTGGAGCTCGGCGTGGAGCACCGTGCAGAGCATCCTCAACAACGCCTGGAGCGGAATCACCAACGGCGTTTCGAGCGGGATCAATTCCGTCGTGAGCTTCGTTTCCTCGATCCCCGGGCGAATCGTAGGCGCTCTCGGCAACCTCGGCTCGCTGCTCTACAGCGCCGGCAGCTCCATCGTGAGCGGCCTGCTCAACGGCATCAAGTCGAGTATCGGCGGCGTCTACGACTTCGTGTCCGGCATCGCCGGGACGATCGCGAGCCTGAAAGGCCCGAAGCGCAAGGACTTGAGGCTCCTGATCCCCAACGGCGGCTGGATCATGCAGTCGCTCGAAACGGGCCTCAAGAAGCGCTTCGAGGGCGTAAAGGACACCGTTTCGGGCTTCGCCGACGAGCTGAGCATGTCGTTCGGCGGGCCTGATGTCACCTACGAGACCGGGGCCGCTGCCGCAGTCGGCGCGGTGGCCAGCGGCGACACCTATTACATGACCATCGACGGCAACACGGCAGACGCAGACATCGCGGTGCTAACGCCATCGACGTGCTGGTATCCGCCGCACGCCGTTCTTCCACGGCGAGGAGGTAGACGTGGGAACCTATACAAGAGAGATCCAGATCGCGGGGCTCAACCGCTGGTATCGCGGCTACATCTCGGTCGATGCGGTGAACACCGTCAACGACACCACCTCGCGCATCAAAGTCACCGCCGCGCTCCAAGACAAGTACGCCGCGCAGTACGGCACGCACTATGACGTAATCGTCAACGGCACCACCTACAGGTCGCGCGACGTGCTGCTCAACAACTACGGCAACTGGGCCACGCGCGACACCGTGACCTTCACCGTGGACGTCGGGCGCGGGGCCAGCGGTTGGAACTGCGCCGTGCAGATCCACGTCTACGGCAAGACGTACAACAACCACTACGGCAGCGCGGGCGGCGACGCCTGGGCGACGGAGTACGCTTGGATTCCACAGCGCGGGTACTCGCAGCCGCATCCGCCCAGGAATCCGAAACTGGCCCGCGTATCCGACACCTCGCACAAGATCACGTGGGACGTCGATTACACGGGCATGGACGGCGCATACCCTTGGGCTGGCGTGTACGTCGATCGGCGCACCGACGACGGCTCGTGGGTGAACATCGCCGACGTGTCGCGGGACGTCACCAACTACACCGACAACTCCACGAAGCCTGGCCACAAATACGAGTACCGCCTTTGCGCCCACGGCCCAGGCGGAAACTCCACGCACGTCTCGTGCGGCACGAGCTACACTACGCCTTCCGCCCCGTCGCGCGTGGAGGCCGTCAAGGCGAGCGCAACCGAGGTCACGCTTCGCGTCTACGGGGCATGGGCCTACGCCAACGCATGGGAAGTCCAGCGCTCTACCGACGGCGGCAGCACGTGGGCCGCCATAACGGCCAGCACCGAGGGCGAAGACCCAGCGTGGCTCGACCTGCACGACAAGGCCGCTCCGGCGGGAACGGTCGTCTACAGGGTCAGGGCCAAGCGCGGAAGCCTTGCCTCCTCGTGGGCCAAGTCGAACTCCGTGACCACGATCACGCCGCCGCTCGCCCCGAAGGTGACCGCCGATTCCGTTGTGCCCACCGGAACGGCTGTCGCCGTCTCATGGGTTCCGAACCATCAGGACGGCTCGGCGCAGAGCGCCGCGCAGGTCGAGTTCAGCGGCCCAGAGACGATCACCAAGTCGTACACGACCGCCAAAAGCGCATCCGTGCGCTCGCGAAAGGCAACTGGAAGGCGCGCGTGCGCACCAAGGGCCTCCATGCCGATTGGGGCGCATGGTCTGGATATGTGGCGATCGTCGTCGCCGACTACCCGCAGTGCTGGGTGGCATCGCCCGCCACCGATGGCATCCTGATCGACCAGGTTCCGCTCACCGTAAGCGTGGCCGCGTCCGACGAGACGGGCATCGCCCAGGCAACGCTTTCCCTTGCCGAGGTCGGCGGCGCAGTTGTCGCCACCGCAGACGTCACGAGCTTGCAGCCCGTGCAGTTCGGCAGCTACGCGACCATCAAAAACGGCATCGACTACATGCTCACGCTTGTGGTCGTCGGAGGCTCCGGGTTGTCGAAAACCGCCACGCGCCGATTCAGGACGCATTGGGCGGAACCTGCGACGCCGGTTATCACCGTCTCCTACGGCGACGACCTCACGTGCCGCGTGAAAGTCGAGAACGGCGTTTCCGCCTACAACGTCGAGGAGACGACGCTTATCGGCCCGATGACCTACGACGAGGACAACAACGAGCTTCCCATGTTGGGAACGATCACGTGCGATGGCCACGAGCTTGTGCTTGGGAGCGCATCGAAGTGCGAAAGTTTCATCGTCGAGCGAATCTACGACGATGATTCAAGCACGCTGGTAAGCGGCCTGCTCGATGCCCAGGAGACGATCGACCGCATTCCGCCCCTCAATGCGGACATGAAGTACCGCGCAACAGGAATGGCTGCGAACGGAACGTCTGCGTATGCCGAGATCGATGCGAAGCTGCTTGCGAGCTGCATGGCGCTCAATTTCGGCCAGGATGCGTCAACGCTCATCAAGATGGAGCTTGATGCGGGCTACTCCACATCTGCGTCGCGCAGCTACAAGAGCTACCACTTTGCAGACGACGGCGAAAACGGAGGCCTTCCGATGTCGTACCCGCTCGACGAGTGCGACCTTGCCACATCCGCCTCGTGCCTTTTCCGCCGCGACGGCCACGACGCCTTCCGACGCGCTATGAAAAGCCAATGGCAGGGATGGTGGCGCGGCCTCGCTGGCGAGCGCGCCTTCGGGGCGATGACGTTCAGCGAATCGCTCAAAGCGCCGGGGCTTTGGTCGGCATCCGCGAAGATAGAGCACGACGTATTCGAGGAGCCGAACAATGCCTGATTGGAAGAAGCGCTTCGCATCGTCCTACCGCTACATGCGCGTAGACCGCAAGACGAACCTAGACGCCGAGCGGCTTAGGAACATCTGCAACGGCGGGACGATCGAGCGCAACCTGGATACCAACTATGAGACGGGCAAGGTCAGCTACAAGGGGACGCTAGATTTCGGGAGCGACCTTTTGCGCGTGTACCTTGAGGCGGCGTTCTCAGACGGCTCGGTTCACCTTGAGCCGCTGGGAACCTTTCTCGTGTCAACGCCGAAGCGCCCGATCGGCCAGGCGCTAGCCGAGGCAGACCTTTCCGGTCGATTGGCCGAAGTTGACGAGGACGAGTTCGACCAGCCGAGATCGGTTCCTGCCGGCACGAACGCCGTTGACTATGCGGCGAAGCTGCTGCGCGAGGTCGGTCTTGAAGTGATCGCCGACCCATCGGACTTCAAGCTCACGACGGCGTGGGTAATCGGGGCGATCGGAAACGGAGAAAGCAACTACCGAACCCGCCTGAAGGCCGTCAACGCGCTTCTTGCGGCGGCTGGGTTCAGCTCCGCTTCGTGCGACCCGCTGGGCCGGGTGCTGCTGCGAAAGTATGTCGAGCCTGACAAGCGAGCGCCGGCCATGGTTATGGAAGAGGGAAAGGGCGCACGCTTCGTCGACGACGGCACCGAGGAGTTCGACAAGTCGAAGGTGGCGAACGTCGTCCACATCGACTACTCGACGAGCGAGGAAAGCATACGCGGCACCGCCATCGACTCCGACCCGAGCAGCGAGTACTCGACCGTCCGCCGTGGCTGGCGCAAGGCTGTCTCGTATACGAGAAGCGAGCTTCCGCCCGGAAGCACTGCGGCGGAAAGGCAGGCAAACGCAAATGCCGAGGCGCAAAGCTTGCTCGCCACAGAGCAATCGGCCATCCACCGCGTGACGGCCACGCACATCTACGCGCCCGTCGGCATTTCCGATGTTATCGACGTGCGCTGGCAAAGCGAAGGTATCAGCGGGAACTTCGCGATCAGGAAGCAGACTCTCACCCTCGTGGGAGGATGCCCGATGGAATTGGAGATGAGACGCTTTGAACGTTAACGACCTAAGCAACGCGGGCGATATGCTCGCCGAGCTTTTCACTCCGAAAGGCGGCTCGGGCCATTCCATGGGCTTCGCCACGGTCAAGTCGGTGTCCGGCGCGAAGGTCACCGTCTCGATGTCGGGGGCCACGCTTTCCGGCCTGCCGATGACCACTGGCTGCTCAAGCGCCAAGGCAGGCGACCGCTGCATCGTCGAGACGATCGGGCCGCAGGCCATAGTAACCGGAATCATCGCGAAGTAGAGGAGGTGCGATGGCAGACGAAACGCAGATCGCGGCGTTCATCCTCAACGAGAACGGCAACATCGACCGCGTGAGAACGACCGATGGCTCGATTTCCGCATAGAGTCAACGATCGCCGTGGAGGCGGCAGAGGAGGCGAAGACGGCAGCCGCCAACTGCAAGACCATGACGGAAAACGCTGAAACAGCCGAGAAAACGCGCGTTGCGAACGAGAACGCAAGAAAAACGGCGGAAACCACTCGCGGCAACAACGAGACAACCCGCCAGAACAACGAGACCGCGCGAAAGAATGCCGAAACCACGCGCCAGAACAACGAGACCGCGCGAAAGAATGCCGAAACCACGCGCCAGAACAACGAGACGAGCCGATCGAACGCCGAGATCGAACGCAAAAAGGCCGAAAGCCAGCGCCATGACGAGCATATCGCCGACCAGCAGGCATCGAGCGACGCGACCTCGGCGGCGAACGGCGCCGCATCACGCGCTGACGCAGCGGCTAACCAGGCGTTGCAGATCGCCAACTCCGTTGCGCAAGGAAGCGCGGGCGATTCGGACATCGCGGCGCTGCGCGAGCAGAACGCGATTCTGGCAAACATGCTCGCCGAATCGAGCGGAAAGTTCGTGTTCATGGACGGCACGGTGTACGCGCCGTCTTCAAAGGCAACGTTCGAGGACGGAACCGTGAAACTCGGCTCCTCCTGCACGGTATCAGGCACGACCATCGTGCTCGCATAGAAAGGAAAACGAATGGCAAACGTAAACGCCGAGCGCTTCAACGTCAACGGGGTGAGCCACGAGATCATCGACTCCCTGGCCCGCAACAGCGCCACAACGGCGCTCAACAACGCCGAGTACAACCGACAGGGCCTGATCGGCAAGTACCCCGGCCAGTCGCTCGCGACGCTGCTCGCGGGCGAGGTGTCCGGCTCCACCACCATCTACGACGCGCTGCACAAGCGCGTGCAGGCCGCGAACTTCAGCGGCATGCGCGTGGGCGACTACATCGACGTGCCGCTCGTGAGCGCGTCAAACGTGGCGGCCCAGCAGTCCGTGCGCTTCCTGCTTGCGCACTTCGACCCGTACTACCAGTGCGGCGACAGCGCCAAGGGCCACCACATCGCGTTCATCGCGTCCGCGCCCGTCGCTGTGGCCAAGACCGTCACCGGCGTGGCCAACGACAGCTGCCTGATGTGGAACACTGCGAACACCAACCAGGGCACCGCAGACGTGAAGAACCCGTACCTGAACAGCAACCTCAAGGCGTGGGAGAAGCTGTTCGAGGCGTGCCTGCCCGAGGGGCTGACCAAGTACCTGCTCACCCAGCGCGTGCTGCTTGAGGAGCGTTACAGCGCGAGCGGCGCGCTCAGCGACTCCAACAGCTGGAGCTGGCAGGACATCGGCAAGGTGTGGTCGCCCTCCGAGATGGAGGTGTACGGCTGCCCAGTGTGGGGCACCAAGGGCTACAGCGTGGGCTTCGACTGCCAGTTCGACCTGTTCCGCGATACCGCGCACCGCTTGAACGGAACTCGGTACGGTTGGTGGCTGCGTTCCGTCATGGGTGGCTCCTCGTCCGACGTGTGCTACGTCAACCGCAACGGCTATGCTACTGCACTTCGGCGACGTCCACCTGGGTTCGCCCCCGCCCCGGCTTCCTCGTCGGCTAGCCAGCCGAGTGCTCTATACTTCTCTTTCGATGCGACCGCCTTGCGCGGTCGCATCCCTGCCCGCGCAGCGGGCCGTTTTTTTCGCCACTATTTCCGGGAGGTGCCATGAGCGGCGTCTACCAGCGAAACCGCGAGGTGTCCGAGTACAAGTTCTTCACGCAGGCCATCGCCATCCGCGTGGAGGTCAACAAGCTCATGGCCTCCTCGTCGGTCGTGCCGAAAGCCTACAGGCTGCTGAATGCAGTCCCCACGGTGGAGACCGCGCGCAGCATCGTATACAACGTCAACCGCGCCGACTGCTTCTACCCCAACAGTTCGTTCAACGCACTTGAGCGCAAGCGTTACCTGACGCTGGCGATAGCCGACTGCGAGCAGCTGATGCTCGACATGCAATGCCTCATGGACATCGGCCTGCCCGTGAACGCCAACCGCTTCGAGGCGCTGGCGGGCATGGTCGAGGAGGAGATCAAACTGCTCAAGGGCGCGCGCAAGAACGTACGCGTCACCGGCAAGAAGACGACCGACGAGCGCATAGCCGAGGCCGAGGCCGAGCTAGAGCGCCTGCGTTCGTTATAATGGGCGGCGGTCCCGCCTTGTATATCGGTACAATTGGTGGCTGCGTTCCGTCATGGGTGGCTCCTCGTCCGACGTGTGCTACGTCAACAACAACGGCAATGCCAACTACAATTCGGCGACGAACACCTGGGTTCGCCCCCGCCCCGGATTCCCTTACTGCCAGACCGAGTAGGCCAGCGGGCCGAAAGCAGAGCGCGGAGAGGAAGGAAGGCGCGACCATCGGGCGCGAGCCCGTAAATACGCACCCCGCGAGGGTGGCCGGACGCTGCTTGCATGGCGCGGCGCTCCGTGCTTCGCCGCGTTTCATGGCCATACCTCAAGCGGCTGTCAGAGCCACATTGCAAGCCGTGCGGGGTGCCTTCTATGAACTCGGAGCAAAGGCGGGCCGCACGCCGGAAGCGCCGCGAGGAGAAGCGCGCCAGGGCCAAGGCCGAGCGCGTCAAGGCGTGCACCCTTGAGACGGTGGCCGACCTCAACAGCCTGTGCAAGGCTTCCAAGCAGGCCGCGCGTGGCGTCATGTGGAAGACCTCGACGCAGCGGTACATGAAGGACTACATGCGAAACGCCGTGAAATCGCGCCAAGACCTTTTGGAGGGCCGCGACATATGCCGGGGTTTCATCCGCTTCGACCTGTGGGAGCGCGGTAAGCTGCGCCACATCAGTGCAGTGCACTTCCCCGAGCGCGTGGTGCAGAAGTCGCTGTCCCAGAACGCCCTCGTGCCCGCGATAGTCCCCACGCTCGTATCCGCGAACTCCGCCAACATCAAGGGGCGCGGCACCGACTACGCCCTTAAGCTGCTCAAGCGCCACCTGGCCGACCACTGGCGGCGGCATGGGCGCGAGGCTACATACTGCTGGGCGACTTCTCCGACTACTTCGCGCGCATTGCCCACGAGCCGGTCAAGCGGCAGGTGGCCGACGCGCTGCTCGACCGCGCGTGGTCGCCCTTGAGCACCGCCTGATAGACGCGCAGGGCGAGGTCGGCCTGGGCCTGGGCAGCGAGCCAAACCAGATATGCGCGGTGGCGCACCCCAACCGCATCGACCACTACGTGGCCGAGATGCTGCGCCCCGAGGCCTACGGGCGCTACATGGACGACCTCTACCTGATCCACGAGTCCAAAGAGTACCTGCAAGTGTGCCTTCTGCTGATAGAGCACGAGTGCGCGAAGCTCGGCATCGCGCTGAACCCGCGCAAGACCCGCGTGGTGAAGCTGACGCGCGGCTTCACGTGGCTGAAGAAGCGCATCTTCTACACCGAAACGGGCCGCATCGTCATGAAGCCGTGCCGCGACTCCATCACGCGCGAGCGACGCAAGCTGAAGAAGATGGCCCGCATGGTGGCCGAGGGGGTCATGACGCCCGAGCAGGTGCAGCAGAGCTACCAGAGCTGGCGCGGCGGCATGGCTCACTTGGACGCGCACCGCAGCGTGCTGGCCATGGACGCGCTGTACCGCAGCCTGTTCGAAAATCTCGCGGGGGGGGGGTTGCTCAATGCAACCAAGCCCGAGAGACGATTCGGGCGGAACGCCCTCGCCATAGCGGAAGGGCGGCAACTCAAAACGGCGGCCTAGACGGGTCGAAAACGAAATAACCAAGACAGCGAAGGCGTGCTGCGGCGCGCCTTCTTTCTTCGCGCCCGCCAAACGCCAGGCAATCTCACGGCGCTAATACGATGGCGGCACATTCCCCGATAAGGAAGGAGTCCGCATGGACACTGAGGAAGACATGCCGCGCCCCGACGAGCTTCGAGACGGCACCCTGGCCGCGGTCAACGCCCTGCGCGACCTGCTGTCGCAGATCGGCGACCCCGACGCGGCGCACGACGCGGGCGTTATCGACGATGACGAGTACGTGGAGCGGAAGGCGCGAAAGCTCGCCTACACCTCCGCGCTCGCCGCCTACGCCAACGGCGAGGTGCCCGACCTCCCGGCGCTGCTCGAACAGATGCGCGAGCAGGCGTCCCAGCCGACGCAGACCGAGACCAACACGGCGAACATCGACTACCTGCTCATGACCGTGGGAGGTGACCAGTAATGGCTACGAAGAAAACCGTTGAGCATTCCAAGCACTTCGCGAAGGTCAAGAAGTACTACGACAAAGACCTTTGGAGCAAGGCGCGCGTCTACAAGGCTGTCGAGTGCAAGTGGATCACCGCCGACGAGTACAAGGAAATCACCGGCGAAGAGTACGCGGGGGCTTAGCGTGAACGACCTCGTGTACACCGTGGCGGTCACCGCCATCGTGTCTGGCCTCGTCGGCTCCGTGGTATCCGCCTTGGTGGCGGCATTCAAATCGCAAGGACGCAAGGCTGTCGAGCGCACCGAGGCGGAAAAGGCAACTGACGATGCCTTGAGGATGGGGGTGCGTGCGCTGCTTTGGCGCGAGCTGAAGAACATCCATGAGCAGGCAGTCAGTCAAGGCGGCTTGACGGTCGCAGACCGCAAACACCTCGAAAACGTCTACGCCGCCTACCACGGGCTGGGCGGCAACGGCACCGGAACGCGTCTCTACGAAGACGCCATGAAGATGCCCGTAATCGACTAAAGGAGCAGACCATGACCACGATTCAGGCGGCTCTCGCCGTTATTTCTTCCGTAATCCTTCCGTTCATCATCCAGGCGATCAAGTCCGAGGCCATGGGCGGCAACGCCGCGCGTTGGCTCGCCATCGCCGCTTCGGCGCTCTTCGGCGCCCTCACCGCAATGGCCAACGGAATCCCGACCGACCCCGGCGCGTGGGTCACCGCGATCTTCGCCTGCGTCGGCGGCGTGCAGGTGGCATATGCGGCCTTCAAGGCGGTCGGCGTGACAGACAAGTGGCTCGACGCGCTGCTCGCCATGGGCACTCCGAAGAAGGACAACTAGGAATGGGCGGCAAGCGCCTCGTGCGCATCGCCGCCACCATCTCGCTGCTGGCCCTGCTCGCCGCCTTCGCCGACGTGGCGCTTATAGCCTCTAACGTGCCGAAGGTGCCGAAGGAGGAGCCTTTGCCCACCATCTACGACAAGCCGCTCGACAAGCCCGCCGAGGTGCCCGTCTACCTCCAAGCAGACGAGCGCTGGGGCGGGCTTTCGTATGCAGGCGAAGACCTGTCTGCTGCCGGCTGCGGCCTCACGTGCGCGGCCATGGCGTGGGAATGGCTCTACGGCCAGACGTGCACGCCGGCGCAGATGCTGGGATTCGTTGGCGAATCGTGCCTCACGGACGGCGTGAACGACATGGAAAAGTTCTGCCGTTGGATGAACGCGAACGACCAGGCTTTGGGCTACACGCCTATCCACGACAACGCCGACGACGCCTTGGACGAGGCGGCTGGCGGATGGATGGTGTTTTGCAGCCTAACTGGCCAGCTACGCGACGGCGGCAAGAGCTACGGCGGGCACATCGTCCTGCTCTGCGGATGGGACGGCGAGACGGCGACATTCCACGACCCATACGAGGGCGTGGTGCGGCTGAGCCGCAAACAGTACGAACAAGTTGACTGGGCTTATTTCATAGCGATAGGGAGCGCTGAATAGAATGAACGGAATCGACATTTCCAACTGGCAGAACGGCATCAACCTCGCGGCCGTCCCGTTCGACTTCGTTATCTGCAAGGCCACCGAGGGCACGCATTACGTTTCGCCCGACTGCGACCGCCAGATCCAGCAGGCGATCGGCCTGGGCAAGCTCGTGGGCGTGTACCACTACGTCAACGGCGGCGACGCCGAGGCGGAGGCCGAGTACTTCTACGAGCACTGCAAGGGCTACGCGGGCAAGGCCGCGTTCTTCATCGACTGGGAGGACAAGGGCAACAAGGCGTGGGGCGACGCGTCATACCTCAAAGACATGGCCGAGCGCCTTGCCGGGCTGCTTGGCGTGAGCATGGATCGCATCGGCATCTACGCCAGCAAGAGCGTGTTCCCGTGGAACCTCACCACGGCCAAGACGTGGGTGGCGCAGTACGCGACATGAACCCCACGGGCTACCAGGACGAGCCTTGGAACGAGGGGCTTACGACTGCGCCATCCGCCAGTACTCCTCGTGCGGGCGCCTGGACGGCTGGGCGGGCAACCTCGACATCAACAAGTGCTACATCTCCCGCACCGAGTGGGAGGCCATGGCTGGCGGCTCGAACGGAGACCCCAGCTCGCTTATCCACGGCATCGACGAGACGCCCACGGCAGACCTCGCGGCGAAGGTGCTCGCGGGCGAGCTCGGAGACGGCGAAGACCGCAAGCGCGCGCTGGCAACCGCTATCAGGAGGCGCAGGCGCTCGTTAACCACATCCTCACGGCATCCGCGAGGATCTCGCGAAGGAGACCTGGGCGGGCGATTACGGTAACGGCAGCCGCCGCAAGGCCGTGCTTGGGCCGCGCTACGACGAGGTTATGGCCGTTATCAACGGGCAGACCAAGACCGAGCAGGTCTACGTGGTTCAGAGCGGAGACACCCTCAGCGGCATCGCGTCCAAGTACGGCACCACGTATCAGGATCTCGCCGCGAAGAACGGCATCGGTAACCCGAACCTAATCTACCCGCATGCGCCTGGTTGTCTCCTAGGCCGCTCGTGGTATCCTAACGAAGACGATTGTGCCAACGGCGCACACCTCGGTTCGAGGAGATGCGCAAACGGTGCACCAGAGAATATGACGGCGTCGCGATAG